AAAATCAATCTCGTTTTCAGGGCCTTGCCGCACATTTTTTCATTTTTGTCAAGTGCTTTTTTGCGCTTTACTTGGGAATATCTGGTTAACTTAATGGCATTGCCTGGTTAGCCTGCTCTTCCGCCGCTTTTTTGAGGGCGGCGACCATGGCGTCAGTGTTCTGCGTGACGTTTTCAATGCTGAGGCCCAGGTCGGGGAAGCTCTGACTGAGGTCGTCGACGATACTCTGCATTTGCATTTGCGTCGCTGCCGTCTGCTTTGAAGAGCTGGCAAGGTCGTTCAGCTTCTGGATCAGGGCCAGAGTCCCGACCTCTTCGGCGTCAATACTGGCCGTACTCTCCGCGTAGCTCTGCGCCAGCTCCTCATGCGAGGACGCCAGGGCGTCGCACTTCGCGGTGAACTCCTCGACCGTCATTTTCGAGGCCTCAAATTCGGCGTTGAGGTCGTCGATCTGATACCGCAGACGGGAAGCCTCTTCCGAGGTCGCGCCGTAGGTCTCGACGGCTCGCTCATACTCGCCATTGAGGTCTTGCAGGGCGTCATACTGCCTTTTGGTGCTGGCCGTCCAGGTGTCGTACTCGGTTTCTTCCTCTTGGAACATGGCAATCAGCGCCGCGCCGGCGGCCACAATGCCAGTAATACCCAGGGCCACCCAACCGATCGGCCCAAGCGCTGCATTAAGAGCAACGCCGAAGGACGCAATCGCGGGGATCGCAACCTGCGTTACGAAGGTAAAGCCTGCGATACCGACCGCGACCGCTCCGACGCCAACTGCGACCGCCGCCAGGGCCTTCACCACAATAGGATGATCCTGCGCGAACCGTGTGGCAACGGTCAGGGTGCTCGTCCCAATACCGTAAAGCCGCTCGATAGCGGGGTTGAGATTTTGGCCGATCACGATTTGGAGGTTGGCCGCCGCGTTCTGCATTTCCTCCTTGGAATGGGCGGTGGTGTTCGTCATAGTCGCGTAAGCCGCCTCAGTCGCGCCGAGGGAGTTTTGCATGGCGTCCAAAGTCGTATTGAACTGCTCGGCCCCCGTGTTGTAGAGAGACAGGGCGCCCAGTCCGGCGACCGAACTACTCCACAACTCGTTGAACGCGCCGGCGTCTCCGCCTACGCTCTCGCCAAGCACGTCCAGGACATCGCCCAGGGAGTAACCCTGCTGCATGAGCTGGGCGAAAGAGTAGCCGGTATTTTCGATTAGGATTTTGCTGACGGTGCTCCCGCTGTCGCCGAGCTCGCTCAGCATACGCTTGAGGTAGGTGCCGGCCTCGGCGGTCGCGACGCCGCCTTTGGTCAGCTCTGCGTAGCCCGCGGACAACTGATCCATCTGGACGCCGTAGGCCGCCGCAATAGGAATCACGCCGCCGACCGAAGCGGCCAGCTGGTCGACGGTGGTTTTGCCGAGGTTTTGCGTGGTGATAAGCATATCGGAAATGCTGCCGGCCTTGTCGGCCTCCAGCCCGTATGCGTTGAGCGCGGTGGTCAGCACGTCAACGGACGTCGCAGAGCTTGTAAAGCCGCCGGTGGCGAGCTTGGTAGCGGTCGCAGTAAACTGGACGGAGTTGGCTGTGTCTACGCTTGCAGACAAAGCCGAATAAAGGGCCTCGGAGAGGTCCCCTACGGCCTGCCCGGTGTCCAGCGACATATCCATGACACCATTTGCGAGAGTGTCCAGAGAGACCGCGTTCGTGTCCGCGATAGTGGAGACTTTCATGGTGGCCGTCTCAAAAGCGGCGGCCGCGTCGGAAGCCTCGAAAAAGGCGCCGGCGAGCTCCTGCACGCCCTTAATGATCCCAGCCGACGCCAGAATATTCGAGACGGTTTGCAGCGCGTTAGAAGCTCGCTCGCCGAACCGCTCGGAGTCATTGCCCGCGTCGTCGGCGTCGTCGCCAAAGTCGTCCAGGTCGTCTCCTGCCTCGTCGAGGTGATCCCTCAGGTCGTCCAGATGGTCGCCTACGTCGTCTACCTCTCCGTTGAGTCGATCGATCCGGTCCGCAGCGTCGTCAGCTTCTTCGCCGAGCCGGTCAAGCTGATCCTGCGTGGACTCAATTCTGTCTGCCGCGTCACTGGCCGCCCGCCCTGCCCGCTCCGCGCCATCGGCGGCGCGGGAAAGGGCGTCGTCAGCCGCGCCGGCGCTGCGCTCCCATCGTTCCAGGGCGGTCGCGCCGGCCGCGCTCATGCGGTCCAGTACGTCAGAGAGTTGGTCTACTGCCTTGAATACTGCCGATAAAACGGCCATGCGCTATCGCCCCCTTCTCGTCAGTAGTCCGGCCCGCCTCATGGGGTGCTCCATTTCATACGCCTCAGAAGCGATATAGAAAAGCCGCCTCAAGTGCGGCATTTCCAGCCACTCCTCAAAGCGGAGGCCATGATTTTGCCAAAGAAGGTGGCCCCAGTATTCCAGAGACCCCGGGCGGGCAATCAGTTTTTTGCGTCGTTGATCTGCTCGTCGTCGTTCTCGTCGGCCTCGTCAACCGCGGTGCCCAGGCCCAGCGCGGCCAGAACGACGTTGCTGACGTGCGCGTACTCGTCGGCGGAAGGAAAGACGGCGTCGACCATGTCCACCATGTCGTAGCACTTGAAAAATTCCTGGAGCTCCTTGCTCCGCATGTCGGGGAAGACCAGGGCCTCGGCAATCAGGTGACGGGCCGCGCGGGCGCTGTCCTTCTCCACCTTGAAAACGACCTCGCCGTTGGCGACCATGGGATTGCCCTTTTTGTCGGTAGCCATGCGCCGCGTGCGATAGGAGTCGTTGATCTCGCGAATGCGCCTGTTGTGGAGGACCCTCACCTCCATGGTGATGGGCTTGCCGTCCTCGCCCTTGATGGTGCTGGGGCCGGGGACCTTAACGATCTTTTCCTCCTTAGCCTCGGGACGCATGAAATAGCGCAGATTCTTGTCAGCCATTTTGCTTTCTCCTTTCAAACTTGAATAGACATGCCCCAGGAGCTCCACACCGCGCTTTGCGGTCAAGGAGTATAAACACCAGGGCCCCCGCCTTAAAACGCGATACGGGAGACCGTGGAGCTCCTGGGACTGCTTCTGGGACTTGCTTAGACGAAGTTCTTGCCGTTGAAGCTGATCACGTCGTCCAGGACCTCGCCCTCGCTGTCGAAGCTGCTGAGGTTGAAGTCGCCGGTCAGGACGCACCCGACCACGGTCACAACGTCGGAGCCATACTGCGCGTAGAAGTCAGACTCTTTGTCGTTCATGATCCCCTGAATGGTCAGCTCAGGGGTCTTGCCGCTCTTCAGGTACTCCATGACCTTCTCCTTGAGGAACGGGGTGGACCGGCGCCGGGTGATCTCTCCGGTGATCTTGCCGCCCAGCCACCGGCTGGACGGAGTCCGCTCGCCCAGCTGCTTGCCGCTCCAGACGTCCGGCGTGAACTTGATGGTCGCCTTAACAGCGTCGGCCACAACCAGGCCGTCCAGCATGACCTTAGCCTCGCGGAGGCTAATAGGGCTGGTATTATACTCCATAGCCATGGGTTATTTCCTCCTCTCTCCCTTACCGGGTCCGAATAGTGAAGAACAGCTTCTCGGCGCTGTCCACGGCCTCCAGGCCAACGTCGAAGTAGCACTCGTCGCCGGTGCTGTCCTCACGGTTCACCTTGAAGTCGGCCTCCAGGTCCACGTTCTTGATCGCGCCCGCGTCCCAGAACAACTGGAGAATGGCTCGGCCGATACCGTCCATGCTGTCCCAGCCCACGTCGTTGTTGTCGAACTTGTTGGGCGGGAAATTCAGCATACAGCTCTCGGCGAAAGTGTCGTAGACGCGGATCACGCGGTTCTTGGAGTAGTCCTTGGTCTTCTTGGTGGTGAAAGACGTAAGGGAGTTGATGTCATACTCAACGATCACGTCGTTCTCTTCCGAGAAGGAGAAGAAAAACTCGCCGTCCTTGATGGCCTCGACGGACTCGGAATGACTCTTAGGGCCGATAATATCGACCGCGCTGTCGTACTTGACATAGGTGTTGGAGGTGGTATTGGACGCGCCGGCAGTCGCGCCGGCCACCCAGGCCACCGCCTGCGCGGCCTCGATCCGGGTACCGTCCGTCAGCACAACGCCGTTGGTCACGTTGACGATCCCCTCATAGTCCGCTGCAAAATGCGCGACGACAGCCGTGCGGTACTTGCCGGCGTCCTCGCGCAGGTACTTGATCTTGGTCTTGATGGCCTCCTGGATGGAGGGGACCATATCGCCGTCCTCGCCGTTGGGGGCCATGGGGAAGGCCAGCGTATTCCAGGACCGCGCCTCGGTGGCGTCCAGGAACTCGGTAATGTCGGCAACGGTGGCCTCGCCAGTGGCGCCGTCCTTGAGCTGGGTCTTAGCTGTCGCGGTCAGGGCCCCGGCGCCGGTGAAGACGATCCATGCGCCGCTATCGGCCGCAATCAGGTCCTCAACAGTCTCGACGCCCTCAACAGTCTCCAGCTCCACGGCGCCGAGGTACTTAGTCACGTCAAAGCCGCCCAGAGGATTCTCGGTGACGGCGAAGGAGAGGTCGTTGCCATGGGCGCCGCCATACTGCGCCGTGCCAGTCAGAGGATCGGCGGTGGCCGCCGCCTTCTTTCCCTGGCGGGGAATGTAGACGATGATCTTCTTGGCCTTCTTGAAGCACTCCTTCAGGAGGAGCATGTTGGGGTGGTCGTCATAAACGCTATACCCCAGTTTCTCGCGGCAGGCGTCCGGGGAAGAGTTCTCCAGGGTAATGAACTCGCCCGAGGGGCCATAGTCGTGATTGATAAGGGGCATGATGACGGTGCCGCGCTCTGCAATGGGGATCACGTCGCGGCGGGTGCTCTCAAAGTTGATGTAGGTACCGGGCCGAACCTTGCCCGACAAGCGATTGAACGTACCGCCAGCCATAGCTTACTTGCCCTCCTTCCCGGTCTTGCTGCGCTGAATGGGCGCGTCCCGCCAGACCTTGATAATGTCGCCCATCTCGGCGACGGTAAACTTCTCCTCCGGCTTATAGCCGACGGTCGCCCCGTCAAAGGTGCTCGTACTGACGCCGTACAGCTTGCGGCAGTCACGCCGCAGACGGGCCAGAGGGTACTTGACAGGAGCGGGAACCGGAGCGGCGGCCGCGCCGCTCGGCTTGCTGGTGTTTGCCATGTAGCTCTACCTCCTTGCGTTACCCGTCCGCGGTCTCTTCGGGCCGCGTCTCGGGGTCGTTGATATTCAGGATATATTGCAGCATTTTGGGCGCGTCCTCCTCGTAATACGGACGCCTGCTGGACCAATGGAGCACGAGCCCGGCCACGCCGGGTACGCCTTCTTTATCCAGGTCCTTTACCTCGGGGTCCTTTAAGCGGAGGCCCTTTCCTATCGGTTTGCCGTCCTCGCCGATCAGAGGTACGACGCGGCGGTAAGTCTCCAAAACATGCGCCACGTTTGCCGCAATCGCATGGGCTCGGGAATTGTCGTAGGCGAAAACGGGAATCGTCCAAGAGTAGTCGAAACGGAAGCTCTGGAGCGTATCGCCGAACGCCTCGAACTCGGGCGGGGGAAAGAAAAACGACGGGATCGTGAAGTCCTGGGGCATGTTAAAGTAATAGGGCGAAACGCCCTTCGCGGTCCCGAGAATAAAATGGATAATGCTCGCAATTTCCTGGTCGATCACTGGACCGCCTCCTCTCATTCAGCGGAACTCCGCAAAATAGGTGTCGAGCCATTGCTGGAGCTTGGCCTCGAGCAAGTTGGGGTACATCCTCTCGATGATCCGCAAAGCGCTGTCCCAATAGGGCTTGCCGCGTATAAACTGCTGCTTGAGGACCATACCCTCTTTGGCGTTCGGGTCGTAGATGAACCGATCGCCGATCCATTTGCCGGGAATGAACCGGGAGGCCACGCCGTCGGGGTTGGCCTTGTGCCCGTCGTTCACCCATTTGGCATACTTTACGTTTGTCCCGACTTCGAGACTCAGGTCGCCGTCGCTCAGGAGCCACACCCCGTCCTGGCCGCCCTTCTCGAAGGAGGCCAGAAGGAGACGGGTGTCCATGACTTGGCGGCGGATGATCTCGTCTTGCAGGACACGAAGGAACTCATTGCCGAGCCCCTCGACGAAATTCGCCAGCTCTTTGCGAAAATCGCCATTTGACGCAGACTTGAGCCGCGCAAAAAAGCGCCGGAAGTCGGAAACGTCAAGCTCGATGTTCCGGCTCATAGCGCTCTTTGTGCAGTCGTGCGGTGAAGCTGTACCGCGATATGGTGATCTCGGATATTGCGGGGAACGCCCGCGGTATACTCCACGCTGGTCGTCAGGTCGACGATCTTGTCGTTGATCCGCACGTCGGTCCCAGCGGGCAGAGACAGCTTTTCGGAGCCGTCCATATCGGTGTGCGGGCTTTGCTCTTTGAACGACGGAGAGAAGCCCTTAACGTGGAAATGACAGGCGACGCCGGCGAGGTCCGGGTCCGCGTCATACTTGAACTCCGGCGCGGCCGGAAGGCCGAACCCCGGCGACTTCCCTTCACTGCGCAGGTGGAAGATATTGCAGGTATGGTCGAAAAAGTTTTCGATTGCCATAGCGCGCCGCCCCCTTTACAGCTTCCGCAGCTTCATTGTGACGCCACCTTTCGGAGTCGTTACAACGAAGGCGTCAAGAAGAGGACGCAAATCAAGCAAGTCGATCAGCGTCCCCTCCGCCGCGGTATAGGAATAGTCGTCGTAAGTCTCCGACTTCATCATGCCGCCGGTCTTGGCCTTAAAGCCGTAGTGCTCGGCCAGAAGGATCACCGCCGTCTTGACAGGCACCGGGACTTCCGGGAACTTCTCGTTGTCAGCAAAGTCGTTCTTGGTGTAGGCGATCACATACTGCTCGGCGCGGGTAATATCGACCGCGAGCTTGGCGTCCGTCCGCGCCTTCACACTGGCTCGGTCGGTATAGTCCCGAACGTCGTCAGGCGTAGCCCAGGGGCGCTCTGCCATATCGGTCTCCTCCTTACTCCTGCTCAGCCAAAGCCTTCCGAATGTCCTCCCGGATCACGTCGGCCCCGGTGCCGGCCGGCCAGCCGCCGGAGATACCGTGCTTCTTGGCGTACTCGCGCAGCTTGGTCACGCCCAGGGTGTCGATCAGCTCGATCGCTCCGCCCTCAGACTCGCCCTCGCCTTCCCCGAAGTCGTCCTCAAAGAGGTTCGTCTGATTGGGGTCGACCTCGCCGCCATTCGGCGCCTTGACTTCCTCGAAGTAGCCGGTCGCGATCAGCTCGTTGGCCTGGGCGTCATTCTCGACGGTTACATTGGGCGCGGCCTTAGTCGCGGTGACGCCCCTGCCGGAGTAGGACATACCGCGCTTGAGTTTCAAATGCTTCATGCGGCACTCCTTTCTCAGGTCAGGGCGTTCAGGTTGGTGACGATGGCGGCGGCGTCCAGTTCCTCGACGATGGCGTCGAAGTCGAAGTGGATCACATAGAAGCGCTTATCCTGCATGACGGCCTCTTTGCCCTCGGTCGTCTTGCGAATCTTCATGTCGTAGGTGTTCACGACGATCAGATTCTTGGGGTCGACCAGCAGCAGCTTGTCGTCGGGCATGGCCGGCGCGGCGATGGCGGGAATAGAGCAGGGATTCTCGACGCGCCGGTCGCTGATGATACCGCCCACGGTGACGGCCTTGTCCAGGATATACCGCTCCCACTCCTGCTGGCGGTGGGGGCTCATGATCCAGCGCAGCCGGCCGTTGTTGTACTTGTTGGGCAGAGACCGCAGCGCCTTGTAGAACACATCCAGGGACATGCCGGCGCTGGCGTGGTCGACCACATGGCCGCCCTCGGCGATCTGCTTGATCCAGCCGTCGTTGAGCTTCAGGAAGTCATAGTCGGGATCGGTGGACTCGGTGGCGGTGTCGCCGTTGAGGCACAAGTCCTCCTGGTCGATACCGACCTGACGGGTCATGAGGTTGGTGATAGTGGCCTCCAGGCCCTGGCCCTCGATGTTCTCCCGCAGAGTCTCCTCGGTGATCTCCCAGGGCAGCCGGACCGCGACCGTCTGATAATCGACCTGCCCGAAGGTGGGCTTGGCGCGATAGCCGTCGTCGGCGTTCTCGGTCTTGCCCCGCAGAATACGGCCGGCGATACCGATCTTGTCGACCTCGCCGGAGCGGGCCCGGCGCATCTCGTGCCGGACGAGCTGGGTCAGGGGGGTGGCCTCCATGGCCTGACGCAGGAACTGCCGGCTCTGCTCGGGATTCAGAAGGCCGGAGCTCACGCCGTCGGTAGTCAGCGCGCCGGCGGCCTTGCGGACGATACCACGATTGGAAATAGGCATTACATTTTCCTCCTTGTCGTTTCTCTGCTGGTCTTCTTACAGAAGGCCGTGCAGGTAGTGCTCCCCGTCGCTCTTGGCGACCTGCCCCTCATTGTTAAGGTTCTGGGGCAGACTGAACGCCTTGAGCATGGGGGCCAGTGCGTCGGTCACGATCTGCTGGACCTCGCCCTTGGTGACGGGGGCGTTGGGATCGGCCTCCTCCTCGATCAGCCCGGCCTCGATCAGGGTCTTCTTGACGGCGGCCTCCGCGGCCTTGGCGACCATGGCCTCCACGTCGACGCCCTCCTTCGCCTGCTCAGCCGGAGCCGCGGGCTCGGTAGCCTTCTTGACGGGCGCGGCCGGCTGAGGCGCGGGAGTAGCCTGCGGAGCGGGCCCGGCCTTGATAACGCCGGCCTCGGTCAGGGCCTTCACGACGGCCGCGTTGACCTCGGCCTGAATCTCAGCTTTAGTCATATTGTTGTCCTCCTTCTTCTTGGTAGTGTCCTCTTCCTCCTTCTCCTCCGGGTCCTCGTCGAACGCGGTCTTGAAGTCGGAAAGTGCTTGACAAATCTCGTCCAGTTTCGCCTTGTTGGCGCTGGACATTTTCTTGCCCGCCTTGCAGACGGGCAGCTCGACCGCCTTGACTACGGCGTCGCCGCTCAGGGTCATAACGTCGGTCAAAATGCGGTTGAAGTCGGCAAGCGCCTCATGCACCTTATCAGGGCTCACGGTGTTGGTATAGACGCCGTCCCGATACTCGTAGTGATAGAGGAGCACGTCCTCCAGGGCATAGACCGCGTTCCAAAACGCCGAATTGCGGGCGCTCTCGTTGTAGCGGTCCAGGACTTCGCCCTTCTCTACCACCTCGAAGCCGAAAAACTTGGCAAGTTTCTTGAAGAAACCGCGCTCTTCGGCCTCGGCAGTTTTGGTCACGTCGTTGAGCGGAACGTCCTGCTCGCTGTACTTGCCGACGCCGCCCATAGAGAAGCCGGTCAGCTCGCCCTTTTGGACAGCCTGCCATACCTCGTCGTTGGCGCACTCCACCGTGATGATCCACGTGCCCTTGACGACCGGAGTCTCGCCGATGGTCATATCGCAGGGCGCGACATAATTCTCGACGACGGACAGCCCTTCGGCTTTCTCGAAACTATGCTGAATATCCACCTTGTCCCCATTCTTGGCGAACCAATATGCGGCCTTGCGGATTTCAGGCTCGGTCATGAAATTGCCGTGGGCGTCCTCGGCCAGAGGCTCGTAAGCGATCCCGGTGATATAGTGCGTGGCGTCGTCCACCTTGACGATCCTGGCGGTCGTTGCAAACTGCGCCTGGCCGCCCTCCTGCTTGGTCACGAGAAACTGGCGCTTGTTCGCCGCTTTGTCGACCAGGGACATAAACTGAATTTTGGCGTCAGAGATTTCGATTGCCTTCTGGACTTTGCTCACCTGTTTCACCTCCTTTGCGATATGGGCGCATATCGCCGCGCCCTGCGAGATACTTGGATCACCTCCTCAGCCGTAGGCCAGCTGCTTCCTCAAATGTCGCACCTCCTTTGCTTGATAGCCTAAAAGGCCTCCCAGGAGCTCCATATCGCGTCCGAGAGCTCAGGAATATAAACACCAGGACCCCAGGCCAAAAACGCGATACGGGAGACCGTGGAGCTCCTGGGAAGCCTCTTAGCGAGTTACAGACCCGCGAGGGCTTTATTCTTGAGGTAAAGCTCCTCTTCCCAAGCGTCGTCCATAGCCGCAAGTGCCTCCTCCTGGAGCAAACGCCGCTCCTCGATGGGCAAGCCCAGAATCTCCTCGCTGACGATCGGCTGGGAAATGCAATGGCAGTTGATCGACTCGCCGGCCGGGAGGCTCGGGTCTCGGGGGTACAGCGGATAATAGGTGCCGCCGTCCTGCCCCTGCAAGACGTAGGCGGCCTCTTTGCTGACGCGCTGGCCGCTCATGGCGGCATGATTAGCCCGAGGCGTGTTGCGGTATGCCCCCGAGTGCCGCCATTCCTTTTCAACGACCGAAGGGCTCTGCATCATGGCCTCCTGGCTCGCAACAGAATGAGCGCGCAAGGTCTCGGTCAAAGCCGTCTTGCGCGCTCGAACATATTCATTGCGTATGCCGCTATCCATGAGGGCCTGCGTGACTTCGGCGACGCTCTGCCCCTCGTCCATTGCGGTCGTCAGGATTTTCTCGATCTGCGTATTGCTTTCCAGCTGCATAAGCCCAGAGAGGTCCTTGCTCCATTGCTTAGTCCAGGCCGTCGTGCGTTGAGAAACGGCTCGCACAGTAAGCTCCACGTCGGTGGCCGCGATATACTTCGAGGCCAAGGGCTGCATATAGCCGGAAAAGTCCTCCCAAAAGAGCTCAAAGAGCTTGTCGGCGGTCGGGTTGTTTTTCTTGATCTCCGGCCATACCTCGCTGAAATACTCCTCGAGGTCAATCCGGTCTTTCAGCGACGCGAGAATATAATCAGTTTCCGAGATCAGCACAACGGCGATCCCGTCCTCCAGGCTGGCGATATGCTCGATGGTCTCTGGGGCGTCGACGTACCCCGCCGCTTCAAGGGCCAGCTCCAGCTCGTCGTCTTCCTTGGCGAGATAGGTGTCGATGGCCTTAATCAGACCTTCGCAATGACACGGCACGGGTATCACCTCCATAATTTTCCATTGAACGGCAAAATAAAAAGCAGACGTTTCCGTCTGCCGAAAGAAAGCATAGAACTTCCAAAAGGGCTTTGCTATACTGTTTTTAGAGTTTGGCGGCGTCTGCGGCCCAAACGCAGACGCCGCCCGCAGGAAGGGGGTGAACCTATGCCCGCGTACTTTGACGAGCTGGCAAGCGCACTTGACCGCTTGTCTGCTGATCCGTTAGACTGTTTCGACACAGCCGACTGGAATTTTGAGGTCGCGCTAAAATGGATAAACGCCTAACGGTATAATAAACGCCTCATGTTGGAAGCATGAGGCGTTTATCACTGCTTAGAGCTTAACTGCGGTGCCGACCGCTTTCACATAGCCCTTCTCGGAGAATACCCGCACGCCGATGATCGCGTCAGCGTTGACGGCGTTCCCCGCGGCGGTCAAGGATTCTTGCAGGGAGTCCATGGTCTTCGCCATGAGCTTATCCCCCATTTTCCCGATACCGCCGGAAACGTCCTGGCCGTAGCCGTGGACTATGCCAAGGTATTCCTTGATCTCGCGGCCCTGCAAAGTGTCAGTTGTGGTAATGAGCATGATCGGTCCCTCCTGATAATCTATTTACTGAGTCGGCGTATTATGGAGCGCGTTCGCTGCGTTTATTATAATGCCTCCATTATACTTTGTAAACAGCTGTCAGGCGGATTCCCTCAAAAGGGCTCGAACCTGCTTCATGATGGCGACGAGCTCGTCTTGCTTGTCATTCGCCGCCTTCGCAATCTGCGCAGAAAGCTGAGACATGACGCCGGGAGAAACGCTCCCCGCGCTCTGCGCGGCGGCCTCAGCCTGACTCTGGCGAGCCGCGACCGCAAGAGGAACCTCGCCCCAGTCCTCGGTAAAGTCCTCAGCCTTTTCGCCAAGGGCCTCGGCCGCGATACCTCTGGCCTTGTTGGGGGTCAGGCCGCCAGCGTTGTTGCAGATAGTGAGAATCTTAAAGAGGTCGTCGGGGTTGGAAATATCGGGCTCAAGGAAATAGACCTCAACATGCTTAAAGCCGTAGCCGTTCAAAAGCCGGTTGTTGATGATCCAGGCCAAGCTCTTCCGCTCCGGCTGAAAGACCTGCTCCTCCGTGACCTCCATGGCCGTCTGCGCCGTTGCCCGGTTGAAGTCGGTGGTATAGCCGACGTAGAGGTCGGGCAGCTGGAAGGCGGATTGTACGCGCTTGCGATTGTTCTCGATATAGTCCTGAAAGAGCTCGTCTTTCTGGAGGATCGAGGCCAGGTCCTTGATCTCGACGTCCGGCGCTTTCGTCTCGTCGAAGTCGGCCCGGTTGTCGGCGTTCTCCGTCTCAAGGAGCAAGAACGCATGTTGACCGGCCTCGCCCTTAATATCGTTCATATACCCTTGCAGCGTGGCGTAGCTCTTCTCGTTCAAGGTGCCGCCCTTAATGCAGATAAGGAGCGGCGTGTGTCGGCCGTTGCGGAAGTAGTTATTATTGAGGCTTTCAGCCGCTCTCGTGCCGTCGATCCCCAGGATTTGACCGATCCAGCGGACCTCGCCGTAGAGCTCGGTGCCGATCGCGAAGTCAAGAATCTCGTTCGCCTGGTATTCAACGGGAAGGGGCTCGCCCTCGTTCTCCGTGTCGGTACTCACGTATTGGCCGCTGCGGTTATCCATCATACGGGGATCGCCGAACTCCTTGAAGTAGACGGTTTTGCCGCCGACCTCCTGCCGGTATTTACAGAAACGGCGCGGCCGCTGGATCATCTTCTTGCCCTTGTAATTGTACTCGGCCATGACGGGAGGATCGAGCGGGTAAGTCTTCCGCATGGAGGGCGTGTCGCGGATGAACGCGATTTGATTGACCTCGCCGGCGGGATTGCGCAGAATTTCAAGATAGGCGATCCCGTAAATCTCGCGAGCCTCGATCACGTTCTCAAAAACCTGCTTAGTATCCATGTCAATATTGAGGAGGTCGACGATCTCCTGCGCCGCGTCCCACTCGGCTTTCATCTCGGCCGTCTCATCACCATCGTCGGTGACGTAGCGAAGGCCCAGGCCGAAGCCGGCGATATTATTTTTATACGCCGCGATACACTGGGGAAGAATGTGAGAATTTTTCACCAGCTCCCGCAATCCCTCAAGAGGATAAAGCGGCATAGCGAACTCGCCGGCGTTCCTCGCTTGCTGCGTGTCAAGCTGGGTCGGCTGCTCGGCCTTCTCAATAGGCCGGTCAAAAGCCTTTATAATGCGCACACCTACGCTGGGCAGCTGCTTCTTGTTCTCGCTCATTCCTTCGTACCCCCTTTCGGATTATCTTTGAGCCGGACCGGGATCACGCATAGCAGAACGCTGTCAGCCTCGTCCGGCGAAGGTAAATTGCGCTTTTTCATTTCGTCCTTGCTCTCGACCTTCTGCTTGCTCTGCTCGGTCATAGAGTATTTGCGACTCGACAGCTGGCCGATCAGGTCGTCGTCGTCCGGCAAAATAATTTCAACGGGTTTCGGCGTTCCGTCGTCCTCATAGTCCTCCAGCAACTTGCGGAGGACGCCCATCATGTAAGTGGTAGTATCGTGATAATTGCGGTGCTTGATCCGCTTGCCGAACTGAATCCGCATGACCTCCAGCCACTTGAACCGCTCGGGGTCGCTGCGTTTTATCCTCGCAAGCCGGTCAACCACACCGCCGCCTACGCCGCCATCATCCACGCACACGGGGATTTTGTACTTCCAGCCGTAACGCTTAACCAGCAACTCGCCAAGCTCTATAACCTTGTCAGCCGTGGTCATAGTGTCCTGCCCGTGCCGCTTCTGCCAAAACTCGACCTTCTCGTCTACTCGGTACGAGATAACTGTCTTATCATCACCGAACCGGGCAACGTCTACGCCGATCTGAATGCTCAGCGGATTATCCCGCGGCTCGTAGTCAGTTTTTATGCTTCTTTCGAGCATGTGAATCGGAATAAAAACATCGTCCTCTTGCAACGGAAATTCGCCGTCTACACGGACGCGAACAACGTTGCTCTCTTTGCCGTATCGCCGCTCCAGCATTTCAATATTTTCCTTATCGGTACGAGCCACGTCGCGAGAAGAAACGCGCCGAGAACGATATAGGGGCCTAATCTTGGCATTGGTATGACTGTCATAAAAGGTGCCCGAGGTCTTGGTCGGGTTGCCGCACAGCAAGAGCTTGTTATTAGGTCCTGACAGCGTACCGAGAATGGCTTCCATGATAGGTTCGGCCACGCCAGAAGCCTCGTCTACGATAAAGAGCATATTTTCCTCGTGGAAGCCCTGCATATTCTCAGGTTTGGTCGCAGTACGCGCAACGGCGAACCAACGCTTTTCCATACCGGTCATAAAGACATAGGTCTTGGTCCAGCGAAGGATCGCGTTAAGCATGGGGCTCTTAGCCTGCCACTTGGCAATCTCGGACCATAGCACGTCGTTGAGCTGCTGACGGGTCGGGGCGGTAGCAACGACGCGAGCGAAGGGAAAGCAGGAGAGGAACCATAAAAGGGCTATGGCCTCGGTCGCCGTTTTGCCGACGCCCTGCCCGGACCGAACGCTCACGCGCCGGCAATCGGGATCGGCCAAGTCTCTCAAGGTGTCGGCCTGCCAGACGTCGGCCTCGTACCCGACAACCTCTTTCGCAAAGAGAACCGGATCGCGCTGGTAGAGCTTTTGCTTGGCTCTGAATACCTTAATCAATTTCGCCGTATTCATCCGCCGCGCTCTCCTCCTCAGTGCCCTCGTCAAGCTCTTCGCCGGTCAGCGCCTCGATCCAAGCACTCGCCAGCTTGCTTTGCTCTGATTCGCCGTCAAGGCGTTTCTTCTCCAGGTTCAACCGCTCGCGGCTGACTTGGATCGCGTCAAGCTGCGTCAGGACCTTGATTTTGCGGCCCTGCACCTTGTCCAGCTCGGCCTCCAGCTTAGTCAACGCCTCAAACGGAGAGACCTTAAAAACTGAGTCGCTGTCAAAGCTCATTTCGTCGCCGACCCTACGCTCTTCGCTGCTGCTCGTCAAAAAGGCATTCGGGTCCATATCCTTTCGGACCTGAGCAATATGCTTCATCAGCCGGACCTCTTTGGCGTTCAGGCCGGCGAGCGTTTGGCGAAGCTCCGCCTCAATGCTTAAGCCGGTCTCTTCATCCTTAAAAATCTCGGCCTCGTCTGTCTCCATCAGGCCAGCCATGACTCGCTCATACGCGCCGTGCCGAAAGTTGTTTTTATTACCAACCGGCGCGCCGCCATTATTGCCGACAGCATTTCTATTACCGCGCTGGCCGCCTTGCTTGCGTTTGACAACGTGGCCTTTCCCATTTGGCAACGTGACTTTTTTAGTTTGCGCGTCCCATTGGTCGGCGTGTTTCCAGGAGCGAACCTGCTCAGGTTTAACGCCGAGCTCGGCGGCAATATCTTGTAATGACTTCCGGCCTTGGCTCTCGATCCAAAGCTGAAAAGCCTTGTCCCTATTAGGGCTACGCGCTCTCGGCATCCCTCTCCTCTCCTTCGTGACTTCGAGTTGAACTGTAAAATTAGGCCCCCTATGACCCCTCGAAGGGATAGGGGCTCGTAAATAGCTTGCGGCGCCCCGGCTTTTGCCGAGACGCCGCTTAATCAGGAGGAAGGTCAATAGCACTCGCCAAAACCTTCATGCTGTACTATAACACGAGGGGAATAGGAATTAACGCGCTTTCTTATGCAGCACTGTTTTTCGCTGCGTTATCTTTCAGCTGCTGCAACGCCCGAGCGTGGAGCATTTGGGTCCATCGGAAGGTATAGCCCATACTGACGGCGATCTCCTCCCACCGCTTATAGCTGAGATACCGAAGCTCCAAAATGCGTTTATAGTTGGGGTCCTGGACGAAGGCCGCAATGATCTTGCCGTTCTCCGACTCCAGGCTCTTGATCTCCTCGATCTCGTCCAGAATTTCCTCCTCCAGCTCCATAATGCCGAGAACGCACTTCTCGACCTTATTGCTGGGCCCACCGCCGCTCCCGCCGGAGTGCTCCGGGTTCGCCGTAATAGATTTGGCGATTTGCCGCCAGGACTCGATCCGCTCCCGGCGGTCCGCGATCCGCTCTTTGGCCCTATACCCTCGATTAAGTACGGGAACCGGGTCCTTACAAAGGTCCGCAATAATTTCAGGGGAAAAACTCATGCTGCAAATACCTCCTCGATCTGGGCCCTCAACGCGCCCAGCAAACCATTTTGACAATCTCGTTTATCTGGCAGCGCGATATTCAAGACGCGCTCGTCCATAGTCCCGGCCGCCGACAAGTGATGAATTATGACCGTGTTCTTTTGCCCTGGACGGTGCAGCCGCTTATTGGCCTGATCGTAATACTCCAAATTCCATGTAGGGCTGTACCAAATTGCGATATGACCGCCGAACTGCATATTGAGGCCGTGCCCAGCGCTCGCCGGGTTCGCCAGCAAAATAGGAATTTTCTGTGCGTTCCATCTTGTGATGACCCCATCCCCTTTCAGCTCAACCGCCTGCGGATAACGAGCCAGCAGCCGAGACAGCTCGTGCTTGTAGTTATAAAACACGAGGACTGGCTGGCCGTTCGCCTCTTCTATCAGCTGATCCATGGCCTCCATTTTAGCCTCATGGATCAACTTCACCACGCCGTTTTCATCATAGACCGCGCCGCCCGCAATCTGTAAGAGCTTATTGGTCAGGATCGCGGCGCTCCCCGCGTCTACGTCTCCATCCGCAAACGGAAGAAGCGTGTCCTTTTGCAGCTGCAAATACTGCGCCATGGCCTTTTCCGGCAATTTGACGTCATGCGTGATAAATAGCCTCTCGGGAAGGCCCTTCGCACTCATACTGATACAGAGGTCAGCCAGCTTTGCGTAAATCGCCTCTTTCGCGCCCTCCTTCGGCGTCCAGTCGTAAATGACGCCGTTCGGGCCGCGCCGTCCTGGGTTAAAGTAGGTATCGCGATAGGCCGTCAGCGTCTTGCCAAGCCGTTCGCCCTCGTCCAAGAGATAGACCTGGGACCAGAGATCAAGAAGGCCGTTCGGGGCCGGCGTGCCTGTCAGCCCGACGATCCTTTTGATATACTTTCGGACCTTCTTGAGGGCCCTGAACCGCTGGGCCTTACTGGACTTAAAGGAAGACAGCTCGTCGATCACCACCATCTCAAAGGGCCACCGCTTTTTGTAATAGTCGACCAGCCACACGACATTCTCCCGATTGACGATATAAAAATCGGCGTTCGCATTTAATGCGTCGATTCGCTCTTGCGGCGTGCCGATTATTATGGAGTGCGTCAGCCCTTCCAGGTTGTCCCACTTTGCCAGCTCCGTGGGCCAGGTCTCTTTTGCCGGACGGAGCGGGGCGATAATCAGCACTTTGCCGAGGGCGAACCAATCCCGTAGCAGCTTCTCGCAAGCGGATAACGAAATTATCGTTTTGCCGAGGCCCATATCCAAAAAGAGCCCGGCCGCGTCGTGTTCAAGGATAAACTGCTCGGCGTAGGCCTGATACTGATATGGCGTATATTTCACGTCGCGGGCTCCAGCGTGATCGCGCCAATATCGATAAGCCGCTGATGGAAGTCGCCGCCGTCGTCGATCCTCCAGACCGTACAGCCCAAGCGCTCCAGAATCCCGAACACCTTCTTTTGGGCCGGCGAGCGGCCGTCCCCGCGGCCCGGACGTTTCAGCTCCACAAAGATTATGCGGCCGCCCGGCAAAATGCAAATGCGATCGGGGACTCCCTGCCGGCCCGGGCTTATCCACTTCCAGGCCACGCCCCCAAGGGCCTTGACCTGCCGGCAAATATTAGCCTCAACTGCGTTTTCTCGCACAATTTTTCCTCCTTTTTGCTGCCGAGTAGCAGGTAGCGCGAGTAGCGCGATTTTCTATATAGGATATAATTGCATTATTTCTATTTCAAATTTAACTATTATCGGTAAAAAATACAAAGAATTTTGATTTTTTATCTACATAGCCTTAAATCTGCTACAACTGCTACCTAAATAAAACTGACAAATAATTGTTACTGTTTTAAGACAAAAATACAAAAATGCTTTTTGTCTCGGGCTGAAAAGCTCTAAAAATCAGGTAGCGGGGCGAGTGCTACCTATCTGCTACCCCGCTACCTGATAAGTGCTACCATTTTGAGAGTGCTACTTCAACTCTGCTACCTAAAACTTGCTTAATTTGTCATGGTCTCGGATAAAGCCTCTTTGCCTTCCGTAGGGCTCTCCACAGTCGACCGAAGTGCTCCGTCGCCAACCCGGTAATTGCCGCAAAACGTTATTGATCTCTCTAGCGTGCATTTGGGTATAGGTTTTGGCGTCGCCATTAAAAAGCTCCTGCCAGACCTCTAACGCGCATACCTTAAGGCGCTGCACCGTTCCTTTGCCTTCGTCTTCAAAACCTTCCGCCCAAAAGTCCTGGCGCTTTCCAAGGTCCCAACTGTCCCAGTCCTCCGGAAGAAGGGCCTCCAGGAATTTCTCAATCAAGCCCCGCTTTTCGTTCTGCTCAGTGTGCTCGGCTTGGATTTTGCGGGCCTCCTCTTCGATCTTCTTGTCGTCCAGCCACCAAACCTCACCAGCGTTATACCGGACCATAACCTCGGCCCACACTTGGTCGATAATATCCTCAGTCAGGGCGTCGGCGACTTCGGGCTCCGCCCCCGTCACAGTTACCGGCCAAAATCGGCGGCCGCCTGTTGGGTCTCTCAGAAACTCGTCGTCGTTGGTCGTACCAAAAAAAGCGCATTGCCGAGGGCGCTCTTGGGTCCTTCTGGCGTAGGCCGCGCGGTAGCTGTCCGACTGTTTGGAAATAAACTGCTTGATCTGTTCCAGATCGGTCTTACGCGAGCTAATGGCCGCCATTTCAGCCATCTCGATCAGCCAATACCCTTGCAGCTGCTCATAAGCCTCTTTACCGTTGACCGTATAGAGGGAATCGGAAAACCAGCTTTTGCCGAGCTTGGCGAGCGTGGTCGACTTCCGACAGCCCTGGGGGCCAATCAGCACAAGCATGTGGTCGTGCTTACAGCCTGGGGCCATAATACGAGCGGCCGCGCCGATCAGGGACTTGCGGGTAACCGTCCGTGTATATTCGGTATCTTCCGCGCCCAGGTAGTCCACAAAAAGCGTATCGACTCTTTTCACGCCGTCCCAAACGAGGCTTTGCAGGTATTCCCGTACCGGGTGCCTGCTGCGCTCCAGCATGACAATCGCGATTGCGTCGCTTACTTTATTGGCGCTGTCGATATGGTACTTTTTCTCGATATAGCCGCGAAGCCCGGAGTCATCGCTGTCGCGCCACCCGTCTGAAACTCGGGACTCGAGCGCCTGCCACGGCAAGTCCCCGCAAATCGTCATACGGTCCTTGAATTCGTCGTAATAGTAGCAATCTTTCAAGTCCGGGTCGTGCCGCAGGATAATGCACACGTTGTCGATGGTCGACTCGATTTTTCCCTTATCCGTGACAGTCAGGTCGCGCAGCCACTCGGTATCGTCGACGGCCTCGTCCATATCCAGGCTTGCGATAACCGCTTTATATCTGCTCTCTGCAAGGTCCTTTTGGACCTCGGGCAGCTCCAGGGCCATCTCGTACATAGCCGTAAAAGAGGGCAGCTTTTTAGCGATCGTGCCAGGCGCGGCGCTGTCGTCCAAGTCGCCGTAAAGGTGAATACGAACCAGGTCGAAGGCGTTGCAAAGAAGGCCGCTCGTCGGGTCCGTGCCATGGTGGGAATAGGTGAAGAGCCCGTTGTCGTAAACGACTAAGCCGCCGGTCGTAGAGCCGCCAAGGAAGGTGTAGCGAGTGTCGTCGCATTTCCGGTAGACCTCGGGAAGAAATTCCTCGATCGCGTCCTCTACGGAATAGGCCCGGCAGAACGCGCCGACAATTCCCTCTTTCTCCAAGGGATTGCCTTGCTTCTTGGCGATCCGCCGCAGAACCTCGGCCCGTCTGGAAGAGGTCGGCCATTCGGCCGGGTCTCTCCAATCAACATATCGCTGGAGCTGTTCGTCCACGTCCAGCCATGGACCGTCCGAGACTTCGTACTTATACTCGGCGTCATAGGGCAGCGAAGGCCAGTACATGAGCCGATGGGGCTCGTAGGTGGTATCGTCACACATGTCGATCCCAATGTCCGCGGCGACGCGACGGGAAAGCGCCGCGTATTCGTCGGGGGTCACGTTCCGGGACAACGGGATCACAATGCGCAGTCGGGGCTTGTCGGGAGTATGGGAGTGGGTGCTGTACATGACCGCGGCGCAGCCGATAATCATGCTGACGATGGTCCAGGGGTCCTCGCCCCTCGGGATAGAGTCCAAGTCAAGAGTAATAAGACGGCGCTGGAGAATCGCGTCGGCCTTACGGCGGCCGCCTTTCAGAGAACCGCCCACAAAGCCGCCCACGTCTTTGATCTCGTCACGACGCTGCTTCTTCATGTTTTGGTATTCGGCCTGGGTCTCTTGGGTTCTCTCTGGGATCGCGAGCCGCGCGGCGAGCTTAGACCAAAGAAGCTCTTTATTCTGCCATTGCTTTGAGGTTCGGGAAGGGCCGACCGCAATCGAGACGGGGCCATCGTGTCGGAGGGCTGGCATAGACGTCGGCATTATCGCACCACCGTTCTCCCGACCACGCGGGCGATCCCAGCATTTCGGATCATGCGGTCGCAGATATTACAGAGCTTGACCTCGATCCAGCAGTCTCGCGTCACGTCGTACCCCGCCAGGTAAATCGTCGCTCCGCGTAGGTCCTGAGCCGAAGCGTTGATAAGAGCGTTTTGCTCGGCGTGGACCGCGACGCAAGAGCCGTACTGCGCCCCGTGCTGGGCAGCCGTTTCGTCGATCGGGAGCTCGTGAGTCCGGCAATAGCAGACCCCAACGTCGCAGCAGTTAGCCTCGCCTCGGGGAGAACCATTGTAGCCCGTGGCGACAATGCGATCGTCCTTGACGATAACCGCGCCGTAGTGCTTCCTGAGACAGGTAGACCGGGCGGAGACAGCCATAGCGATCTGCAAATAGTAATCGTCTTTGCTGATACGTTCCAACTAAATCACCTCCGTTTATACTCCCCCCCCTCGCTGCGTCCTTACCGTTTGGGAGGGAGGGGTAAAGGCTATTCCAGGAGCTCCATGGTCTTCCGTATCGCGTTTCAGGCAAGGGGCCCTTGCGTTTATACTCGTAAGGCCTCGGACGCGATATGGAGCTCCTGGGGGCTTGTTTTGCCGGTCCTCCTGATTAACGGCTAAAACTACGTGCCCGTAGAACCGAACGCTCCAGCCCCGCGGGCCTCTCCCAGGTCGGCCACAAAGTCCGGCAGGGCTACAGGCAACACGACAAGCTGGCCGATCCGGTCGCCTTCGTAAATGTGGTAGGCCTCGTGACCGCTATTGTGAATGAGGGCGTGCATTTCCCCGGTATAGCCGGGGTCCAGGGGCGCGAGCTTGCAGTCCACACCGCGCTTGCTCTGGCTGGAGCGGGGAAAGATGAACGCCCCGAAGCCTACGGGCAGGTCCAGACCAAAGCCCAGGGGGATCTCCTGGGAGCAGCCGATCTCAATGATGGTATTGCGCAGGGCGTACACGTCGGCGCCAACGTCGTTGGCATGGGCGCGGGTCGGCAGCTTGTCCTCCGGGCAGCCGTGTCCGATCAATTTGATTTTCATTTGACATCCTCCTATTATTGTTTCCTTCAAGCCCCAAAAAAGGAGCCTAAAGGAAACTTTTGGGGTATAAAAAACTACTCGCCAACAACAGAGAACGGCATGGCCTCAATCTCGTCAGGCGTAAGCCCTTTATCGTCAATGTAGAGGCTGGCGTATACTTTGCGCAGCTTATCGGGATTCTGCCCCAATTTAGCGGGCCACGTATTGCCGGGATTTTCATTGACGGCATAAAGCGGAATACCTTGCGCCTCGCAGAAAGCGATTGCGTTATCAAGGAGAGGCTGATACCCATTCTCACGGCAGGTATAAAGGATGATCTTTGAGCCACGGGCAGCCAAGGCCTTTACATACGCGATAACTTTAGGCCGCGGCGCGCCAATCTCTGGGAAAGTGTCAACGCATAGCGTACCATCGAAGTCAACGGCTACAAACTCAGGAACCGAAGACTTTTCAACCTCGGCGGGCGTAGAAGCACTGAGCAAAGGGTAATCCAGGGCCAGCAGCTCAGCGGGTTCCTGAATCGGCATAACGTTGCCGCACCTCATTCTTCCCTCCTGACAGATGTCTCTCATGCAGAAGGGGCCGGTCGTTGTCCGAGCAAAGAAAACGGGGTTGAGCTGATACAGCTCCTTCCAGATTTTCAGAAAGACGATCCGCGTCTCGGAGGTGTTACGGCGGCAAGTGCGCTGGCCGATCATGTGCCGCCACTGATAGGGCGTCGCGCTGATAATCAGGACGTTGCGAAGGGCCTGCGGGGCCATATACCCGGCCGCGTCGTTGCCGAGGCCATGCTTCACGGAGGCGGTATAGTTTTCCATAGCCTGCTCGCAAGTCGCAAGAAAGGTCTCCTCTTCGCCGTGGGCCATGACCTCGTAAGGGACCGCGAAAGCGGCCTCGCCGGAGTAGTCGCTGTATTGGAGCGACGCCGACATAAACTTGACCTCGTTCTGGTGCCGGGTCACCTGCGCCAGAAAGCGCCGGCTCGCTCCGACCACTACGACGTTGATCGCCGCGAACTTCTGGATCGTGGGGTGCGGCAGATTGGTCATGCGCTGGACCGTCTTCTCATTGTAGGGCTTTTCGTAGAGCGCCATGAAGTCGGCCAAGCTCTTGATCTTATGGCCGCTCTGCGTCAGCCGCGCGGCGCAGACCATCATTTTCTCAGCCTGGGGAACGGCCTCGGGATTGAGGACCTTGACCTCGATTTTATTCATCCTTCGGCACCCACTTTCTGAAAACGTTGTTATAGTTGCCTTTGTTGCCGTAGACCTTTTTGGTAATAGCCATAGCCAGGCCGGTCTCGCGGGAGAAGGTGTCGTCGGGTTGACACTTGACCACTGTCTTTGTGTCGTCGCCCCAAAAGACAATCGTTGCTGGGGCATTGAAAACCACTTTTTTGATTGTGGGCAGCTGAGGCGTAGTCGGGGTACGATACCACCAGGGCGTATAGGGCGACGGCAAGCAAATGCTGGGGTAAAGATAATCCGCGCAGTAGGGCTGTCCGGGCCTGGGCTCAGGCGAACGCGGCACTTTTTTCATCAGGTCCTCAAGCATTTTTGTCACGTCCACGTCGCTAAAAGCTGGCGCAACAATTTCACAGGTTTTTGCCGTAGCCTCCGTTGTGATCTGCAAATTCTTAAAGTCAGGCATTACGCAATTCTCCCTTCCGCAACTACCGCCCGCAGGATCAGCAGGTAGTTGATACTGTCGGTGATCTTCTCGTCCCAAGTCTCCTGCGGGTAGGCCTTACGAGCGCCGACCATATCGGCGATAGAGACGAGGTGCTTAGCGAGCATTCCGAAAGTGGCCTGCTCGGTGGTCTCTCCCTGCAGGACGGCCGCCTTCTTGAAATGCTCCAGGCGGTCGACCGCAGTATCGGCCTCGGCCTTTTCGGCGTATTCGCGGCCCTTGCTGGTCAGCAGGAGCTCGCTGCGGGAAAGCTGGTCGGTTACGACCTTATCAAAAGTGACACGATCCACTTTTAAGCCTCCTTTAATTAGCGTTTACGTTCTAACCAGGTTACCGCCAGCGTACGCTTTTTCTGGCGGGTTTTAGTCGGCGGTTTTGCGTTGATTTTGGCGCGCAGCTTTACCTTTCTGGCAAGAGCAACGTCAGGGTTCCAGCCGCAACGATAGCAGCCTTTTAAGTCAGCGCAGCCGACGATCTGATTGTACTTGCATTGATAGGGCAAGTTGCCTTTGTTCTTATTCCGGGCCAAGTTGGTCAAGCCTCCTTAATTGAACCAGTGCAGCGCCGGAGTCCCCGTAAAACCGTACTCCCAAATGATCCAGGCATAGTCAACGGAAGAGGGATAGTAGAGCTCGCCGTTAGGCCGCATTTTGAACTCGCCATTTTTGGCGCACCCAAACCGGGCGCTCGCTACATAAACTCGGGCGGGCGGGCGCTTTTCAAAGAGCGGCCTTCTGGCCTGCGTCGTTAGGAATCCAAGCCGCAGAAACATGGCGGCTTTATGGCCGTTCGTCAAAAGGGATATTGCGTGCTCTGCAAAAGCCTGCGCCTGAACATAAGGCGGGTTTGTGATAATATCGGCGTCAACGGGTTCGCTCTGCGCCAGGAAGTCGACTCCGGGGCGGCCATAGCCGTGATCCGCCAAATCGGTAGACAAAACCGCATGGCCGTGCCGGCTAAGGACCTCGGAGATGTGCCCGCCGCCGCAGCAAGGTTCCCAAATACTTTCCGAGAAGCGTTCGAGCTTTAGCAGCTCTTCGACCGCTCGGGGGGGGTAGCATAAAAGTCATGCTCGGGACAATCGGAGCCGCGACGGCAAAATGAAGTTCCCATAGTCGTCAGTCCTTCCGATAATACTCGCACTCGTAAGCGTCGGCCCGAAGCGGCAGCCCGGTCGCCCAGGGAATGGCCTCGCCCATAAGGTCACCGAGCTCCTTCGCGGAGCTGACGCCGTTCGGCACTTCGCATATCACTTCGTCGTGAACATGGAAGACGATGGGGAAGCCGGCCTTTTCCAGTCTGAACATGGCCTCGGCCAGACAGTCGCGGGCGGTCGCCTGGACAATGTTCTCTACGAACTTCGGGCCGTAGGACTCAATGCGGCCCCAGCCGCCCGAGCTCTGAATCGTGCCCTCATAGGTGATGTTGTCGTCCTCGTCCAGTCTGGGTTTAACGTAGCTCAGCTCGCGGCCATTAGGAAGGCGCAGCCGCAGGAGCGGGCCTTGCTTGCGGAGTCTCATGCCGTGCGGCAAATCGACGGGCGCTTTGGTCGTGATACAGCGCCGGACCGCAGCGTCGGTGTCCCACCAAAACTTGGTGATCGCGGGATTGGCCGCGCGCCAGCTGTTCACCAGGGGCTTGAGCTCTTTCTCATGGAGGCCCATCTCAAGGGCGCCCATACTCTTGAGCGCGCCTACGCTTCCGCCGTACCCCAGGGCAAGCTCGGCGATTTTTCCCTTTTGCCGCATGGGGTCGCCCTTCTTGACGCTTCCAGGCGGTAAGTGGAACATCTGCTCGGCGGAGGCCTCGTAGATTTTCCCATGCGTGTTGAACACGTCCAGCCGCCAAGCCTCGCCGGATAACCACGCAATCACGCGGGCCTCGATGGCGCT